AAACATAAACGTATTTATTAATAAATATTTGCATGATTAGAGGAATTGACAATAACCCGTATATAGACTTAGATGCACACCTTGACATTGAAGGGTTTACTTCTTTGCACCCTGAAATATGTAGAGGCTTTGCTGAAGCAAGAGATTATGCTAAAGAAGGTACTTGGATAGTTCCAGGTTTTGATGTTTCAAAAACTAGCTATGTTATGAACTGGAAGCCTATATATCAAGCATTTGATGAATATCAAAACTTATCAGATACTGATCCTATAAAGATTGAGGGTAATAAAATTTATCCTAAAGACTTTAAGGATTATCAACAACGAAATCTTTTTACTAGATATTTAAAAACAGCATTAGGAGCAAACGATCCTTATGTTTATTATTTTCTTTGGGAAGAAGGCGACTGGGATGAACGTAATGCAATTAGAGAACCAACTGAAATACAAAAGTTCTTTCCTAATGTTACTAAGTGGGTTGAAAATTTAGTACAAGAAAATATTATAAGTCGTATTGGCAGAGTTATATTTTTTGTATGCGACCATAACGGTCGTGCGTTTGAACACAGAGATCTTATTTTAAATGAAGATGGAAGTCTTCCAGACTATTCGCCTCATTCAAATGACTTTATACACATACGTCCTAAAACAAAACGAGGATTTTATATATGGGATCCTGATACAGAAAGAAAAGTTTATATAAACAGTCAATCAGCATTTTGGAATGACCAAGATTGGCATGGCGGCGAAAGCAGCACTGAACAAGAATATGGTATGAGAGTTGATTGTGTTTTTACTGACGAGTTCCGTAAGAAAATAGGTATCAATCATGTTAAAGAATATTGATATCGATTTTAAAAATGTTCCGTATGAGTTTGAACTTTTTAGAGATACAGAACAACTTAATGTATGGAAAAATGCAGGACACAATATTGAAAATACAAGAATCGGTATTAATCAAAGTTTTGATATTTCGCAACTTGAATCTATTAAAGAACACTTTAGTTACCTAAGTAACATTGGTATATGTTTTCATGTACTAACACCAGGCAACTATTTGCCAGAGCATAGAGATTATTATGGTTTTTATGCAAACAAGTATAACATTACAGATTTAAATCAAATTGAAAGATCAGTAGTCTTTTTAGAAAATCACAAACCTGGGCATTTCTTAACAGTAGAAAATAGTGTGTATGCAACCTGGTCAGCTGGCGACATATGTACTTGGCAAGGCACTAAACTACATAGTGCTATCAATTTAGGTATTGATAATCGGTATACACTACAAGTAACTGGAATATTATGTTAAGTAATTTATATGCCTCTACTAGTGAGCAAGCAGAATATGTGGAAAGATTAAAGGTTGCAAACCATATAACTGATGACAGATATTTTATTATACACCTTGACTCTTTTGGAATACCACATATACGCAATCTAATACTTGAAGACCCTAAAGAAGTTAGCAAACGTGGCCTAGACATTTATCTAACTGAAATATTAATTAAGTATAAAGGGGAACAAACAACAATTGATCGTAACGATTTAACATCTGCAAATACATTAAGATTTAACAAATTTAGATTTGACTATGTAGATGATACTGAAATTAGTTGTATACAGTTAGATGATATTGATAGGCTTGTAACAAACAACAATTTAACAAACGTTACTGTACATATTGTTGAAAAAGATTACAAAGATGTTTTTAAAAAATATAAAAATTTTAAAATTGTATATTACGATTCCTTTTTAACTGAGTATCTCAAATATGAAAATGCTCATGCAAGTAGATTTAGAAATTACGATATTCATTGTGGACAGACTATACAAAGTAAACTAACGCATAAATTTTTATGTACTAATTATAGATATGCTTTGCATCGGCATTTGATGTGTGCTTTTTTAGTAAACAAAAACTCTAGTATTAGCTGGGCGTATAATGGTTCATTAGATGATTTGCAAAATGCGATAATTTTTAATTTATCTTCCTCGCAATACTATGACAACATTATAGAAGGTATTGATACTTTAAATGAAACAGTTCCTCTATCGTTAGATATAGAGTATAACTATACTAGTACGAACAGTAGCAATAAAGATCAAATATATCTATATCCAACACCATCATCAAATTCTACTCCTACAAGAACAAATAAAGACATTTATAAAAATACGTTTTGTTCAATTATTTGTGAATCAGAGTTTTTTGAAATAACTAGTAATGTAAGCGAAAAAACTTTTAATGCAATGTATAATAGGAAACCATTTATAATACTAGGATCACCTAATACGTTACAATTAATTAAAGACTTAGGATTTAAAACATTTGATAATTACTGGTCAGAAGAATACGATGCACTTTATGATTCAAAGGAAAGATTTGAAAAGGTATGCGAGACTATCAACTTTATAGATAGCTATAGTTTAAATTCGTGTCAGCAACTCTTAGTTGATATGAAACCTATTTTAGAACATAATTATAATCGACTAAAACTATTTAATACTGGAGTATACATAAAATGACAGCATTTAATTTTGTAGGAAACTGTTCAACAGTAGACTGGGATACTTTAATAAAAGATTTAGAAAACCATGTGCCGCGATTTAGGCCACCTACTAATTCAAATAAAAATATAAGTAAAATAGAAAAGTTATGGAATGAAGTAGGCTACAAAGGAAAGTTAGATGGCGGAACAGCAGAATGGCAAATGTATGATGCTGGCAAATGTTTTGATGAAAGCGTTGTAGATACAATAATAGAGTTTGCAGAAGTGCCACATTACACATATGCTTGGATAAGCAAAATTATGCCAGGCTATTGTGCTCCTCCGCATTTTGATGTAATGCAGTCAGATAAAGAAATTCATAGGATGCATGTATATCCGGTAGATGCACAAATGGGTCATGTATTTTATGTAGGTGATCAATACATAACAGATTATAAGAAAGGTGACGTATATGTTTGGACAGATTCATTAGCATGGCATGCTGGTATGAATTGTGGCCTTACACCTAAATATACGTTAAATATATACTAATATGATTACAGATCTTAATATTAAAGTTGACACAACACTAATACAATCAGCATTAGATAACATGTCAGGCGATGATTTTAGATTAACTCTAAATGAACCAACAGGAGACTTTTTCTATGATCCCTGGACAATCAAAGACGAATTTAAGAATACTCCGTGGGGTCAACTACTAGGTATGTTGCCTTTTGAATTAGGCGAAGCACGTATAGCAAACTTGGCACCGATGCAAACACTTGCAGCTCATGCTGATATTGATGATAGATGGCACCTTGCATTAACAAACGAAAATAGTTTTTTAATTAATTTAGACGATAAAACAATGCACGAATGCGAAATAGGAACTTGGTATTCTATGAACGCAGGCACAGCACATACAGCAACAAATTTTGGAGTGTCAAATAGAATACATTTATTAGTACGACAATTGTTAACTAATAGCAAATTACAAGCACCAAAGACATATACAATTACAGCTGATACATCTAAGTTAGTTCCACATAGGTATATATTTGATATGGTGTTTAGTCCAATATTACATAAATTAAACATTGATAAATGTCTATCAAACTTTGTTAAAACTGAATTAAGTGTGTCGTTTGACACTGAAGAATATATAACACTACCTAACAATGAGAACTTTATAATAACATGAAAATAGTAATAACCGGACAGACAACAGGCATAGGACAGCAATTATATACACATTGGAAAGATTCCGATCATGATGTAATTGGTATTTCTAGAGATACAGGGTATGATATAATTAATGACTTTGATAGCGTTATAGAAGAAATAGAAACTGCAGATGTATTTGTTAACAATGCAAATATTGATAATTCTCAGATAGACTTACTTAATGCTACATTAAATAAAGTGCCTAAAACAATAGTATTAGGTAGCGGACTTCATCAGTATAGTGAATATGGAACATTTGATTATATAGAGAAAAAGAAAGAACTATTTACATTGTGTAAAACTAGTATAGCAAATCCTAAAAATAGTACAAAAATATTGCATGTAGGATTAACATTCTTACCACATACTAATATAGATCAAGAAAATTATACATCCTGGAAAGACATGTTCAGTGTATTTGACCATTGGATTTCTAACCCAGTCTTTTGGGACGTTAATTTTAATTGGAAGGCAACTGAACTTATTGTACATAAGTTAAAACAAATGATACCTGATTTAAAAGATATCTCTTAGTTTGTCTATAAATTCTTTTGGATAATTTGATTGAAAGCTATCTATAATAATATTATTAAACATTGCTAATGGAATCTTTTGATCAAAGTCTGTAATTGAATATTTGTTAAGTAACGGTTGTGCAGATTCAAATCTTTCATCGCTTACATGACTACGTATTTGATTTATAGTTATGTACTCTTCTGAAGCAGCATGACAGAAAAAATAATTAATACTTTTTAACCTTCCGTTAACTATAAAATAACTACTAGGATGCACACTAAATTTATAAAAGTTATTGTCTCTGTAAATCTTAAACAGTTCTAATAGTTGTTCTTGCCAGTCAGGCAACACTTCGTCAAACGTGCAGTTTTTATCATAGTGCTGTTGCCAAAAGTCGTCACCGTCAATTCTTAAAAATATTTTTCTTTTTTCTAAATCTATATCTAAAACTTCTGGAACATAATCAGGATAGTTTTCTGACATAAACATTAGATACTCAACTTCTCTATTCCATTTGTTTTCCATTATTTCCGGATCAGTAACCTTATTCATTCCGGAATGGTAGTCTGTATCATTAAAATACCATTTGCAAAAAACAGTTTTTTCATCGTTAATAAGGCTAGTATAAATTAAATTATTTCGTACTAGACCTTTCCCAGGTACATTGTTGTAATAGTAGTTCATAATATTATTTAATCAAAACGTGCGTAAGGTGTAGTAGTTGTGAATAAGTATGTATATGGAAGTAGACTTTAACTGGCAAAAGACGTATATGATTGACGAAGTTCCTAGTGATGATGTGTGGGATAACTTTGCAACTAAAAATAAAATAGCTCTAGAAGATAGATACAAAAAACTTAACATGCCTAAAGAGTGTTCAACGCACTACATGTCACTAAATCCTATAATTAATAATGAACTACAAGCATACTTAGAACCTTACAAAAATAAAGTACATCATTATAATTTTTTAAAATTAACTCCTGGTTATAATCTTTGGATGCATTATGATAGTTATTCTACTTTTGTACGATATAATGATATTACAGAACAACAAGCAGAAAACATAAACAGAACTATTGTAATGCTTACGCCTTGGACGAAAGGGCAAGTACTTCAAATTGATAATTCTGCGCATACTAACTGGAATATAGGAGATCCATATACATGGAGTGCATACACATGGCACGGTGTTGCTAACTTTAGTTTTACAGATTTTATAGTAATGCAAATTACTTGGATAGACTCGTGAGTAAGTATCAGTACGATAATAAACATTTACCGTTTGGGCATTCAGCAGCTATTAACGATACTGATGTATTACAGTCAATGAGTGTTGATCTTTCTAAACTAACTGATAAAGACATTAATCGTCAATTTTGCACAGAGTACTTAGATTGGATTAAGAGTCATAGTAACGCACATATAGGATTAGATAAATTTAAATATGCTGTGTATTCTCACGGTACAAGCGAGTCTTTTGATAAATTTTATATGAAACATCTAAACAGAAGATTTAGAATTTTTAAAGCAGAATATTTATATCATCAACTAGCTTGGCGCAATAGTAACCTTGATTGGGCATTCATAGAAGATGCAAGACTTGATAAAAACGATGCTGTAATTATAAGTTATCCTTTTGCTGATACAGGTAATAAACATCATCAAATGGATGTTATATTACAAAATTGTAGTGCATTAGGTATTCCTGTTTTAATAGACTGTGCATACTACACTATAAGTTCGGGATTAGAATTTAATTTTAATTATGAATGTATTACAGATATTACATTTAGTCTAAGTAAGACTTTTCCAGTTGCTCATGCAAGAATAGGAATGCGATTAACAAAAGATGACGATGATGATACTTTATTCGTATATGAGAAAGCAAACTATCAAAATAGATTAGGAGCAGAATTAGGATTAAAATTAATTAATAATTTTGACTCGACTTATATTGTAGACAAATATAAACAAACACAAATAGAGTTTTGTAAACTTACTAATACACAGCCAAGCTCAACAGTACTATTCGGCCTCGGTGGAGATGATTGGAAAGAATACAATCGTGGTAGCATTACTAATAGACTTAGCTTTCACAATTTTTTAAATAAAGGAATTTTAGATGACAGTACAATCAAATAATGATTGGGATCCATTAGAAGAGATTTTTGTAGGTACAGCAAAGGGTGCTGTATTACCAACAATGGACCCAAGTGTTCGTAGCTTTTCTTATGCAACATATAGTGAGCAAGAATTAAATGGTCTTGAAGGTGCTCATGATAAACAAATTATGGAAGAAGCAGAAGAAGACTTAGACATTCTTTCTAATACATTAACTAACTTAGGTATTAAAGTACACCGTCCTACACCTACAGATCACAGTGTAGAGTTTAGTAGCCCCGACTGGACTACAACGGGTTGGTATAGTTTCTGTCCACGAGACTTATTATTACCATTAGATAACATGATTATTGAATGTAGTAGTCCTATGCGAGCAAGACAATATGAAACTCGCGTATATTATGATTACTTGTATCAGCAAATGAAAGAAGGTACACAATGGATTAAAAGTCCTGCTCCGATTCTTAAAGACGATTTATATCAATTTGATGACCTAAGTGTTCCTACAGTAAAGAACAATGAAATTGTTTGGGAAGCACCTAACATAGTACGTCTAGGTAAAGACTTACTATACCAAGTAAGTAATACCGGATCATTACTAGGTTATGAGTGGTTAAAGACTATTGTAGAACCTAGAGGTTATCGTTTGCATTTAGCAGAAGACTTTTACTTCTTTGCACACTTTGATAGTACTGTTATACCATTACGTCCTGGGTTAGTTATGTTTAATGCAGAACGTTGTACACCAGATCATTATCCAAAGATATTTGAATCATGGGATAAAATTTTTGTAGGTATGGATGATTTGATAGCACCTAATGCAAACTTGCCAAACGGTGTAAGCCCTTGTAGTCCGTGGATTGGTATGAACCTACTAAGCATCAACGAAAACTGTGTAGTAATTGATAAGGATCAAGAACCACTGATGCGTATACTAGACAAGCACGGCATTGAAAGTGTAGCATGTCCAGCACGACAAGCACGTAGTATGAGTGGTGGCTTCCATTGTAATACACTAGACGTTAAACGCAAAGGTGGCTTGGAGAGTTACTTTGACTAAGATTGATCTAGTACACTTTTCCATACATTAATAGTATAGTCAAGACCGTCACTTAAATTAACTTTAGGCTCCCATCCTGTAATGCCTGTAATCAATCGATGGTCGCTATTAAGCCAATATATTTCACCCGGGCGTATTGGTTTAGTATCCCAGACTACTTCTCCGCTCCATTCGATCTTATCTGCAATCATACTAACATAGTCTTTAATCTTAATAGGATTGTCAGGACCAATAGTAAAAATATATCCGTTGTTTACTTTGCCAGGGTTATTAATAACTGAACACCATGCATCTAGTAGATCGTCAATAAAAATAAAATTACGATATGGCTCTCCGTATCCTAATCCTATACGTTCAGGATTAGTTAGCATTTGTTTTATGATTTGCTCAGTAACAAAGAAATCGTTATCTTTCCGTCCGTATGCATTAGTTTGACGTATTGCTGTAAACGGAAGCCCTAAACTTCTGTGTGCATATTCTAAATACTTTTCACAGCCATACTTAGCAACAGCATAAGGTGCATTGGGATTAGGTTGTGTATTTTCATCAAACGCTATAAACTTCTTTGGAATACCGATATCACGCACTTCGTCACTAATAGGTTGCCAGCCATAAACTTCCATAGTACTTGCAAACACAAAGTTTTTTAAATTACGCACTTTACTAGCTGCTTCTATTAGATTAACAGTGCCTACGTAGTTTATCTGACTAAATGTAATTTGTTCGTAGAAGCTATTTTCAACTTCGGTACGTGCAGCTAAGTGTACAATAATATCTGGTTTAATATCGCTAACTTCTTTTTGTACAGCATCAAAGTCTAACAAATCATTTTTTAAATGATACAACTCGTGTTCATTTTCGAGACGTGGCGTAAGGTGTTGACCTATAAATCCGCTTGACCCTGTTAATAATATTTTCATAAAAAAACCTCCACTATAGTATATAGCAGAGGTTATAAATTAATTAACTAGTGTTGAACTTAGTGTAAGTCAACCCATCCAGTTATACTACCGTCATTGTTAATTTGAAGTTTATTAGTATCTTGTAAGTATATTACCATACCTGCTTCAACAACACTTGAAGGTATTGCTGTATCTCTTGCAGCTGCATTAGCAAATGGAGTATGTTTTACTACCGGAGCTGCTAAATGATGTCTTGAGTTTACAGAAACTTCTGAAGTAAAACCGCCATCGTAATCTTGAACACCAAACTCTATTTTTCCTGGCAAAGTATTAGTTCCGGTTACTGTGTCAATTTTACCTGTAATAATAACCTTTGGAGTCATTGCTCCACCTGATAAACCAGCTACAGCAAATGCACCTATTAAGTCGCCTACTTGTACATCTGCATTGCTTGCTCTACTACCTTGTATGGTACTAAATGGCATGTTATCAGTTGATGCATCAATGCCTGTTTTAGACATAGTAAAGTTGTTAGAATTTACTGTAACTTCAGTTAATTGAGTTGATCCTATTGTAAGTTCATTTGTAGATGACTCGATAACGTCAGCAGCTAATGTTAGTGTACCGTTGCCAACTCTAAATTGATCTGCATCAACAAATATAGTACTAGAATCATCACTAAGTACTGAACCAGTAATATCACCTTGTATATTAGCTGCTGTTAGTGTGTCAGTAGTTGCATTATAAATTGTGCTACTAGCGTTATTAACAATGTTTCCTGATAACGCAATTGACTCTACAGTAAGTTCTTGATCAATAGTTGCGCCGCCTGTGTATACATGTTGCCATTGACGGTTTTCAGTACCTAATGTGTATGTTTGTGTTTGTGCTGGACGTAAACTAGAGTTAATAACTCCGCCTACTGTAATACTATCATCGTCTGCATCACCTAAACCAATGTTACCAGTTGCTGTAATAGTGCCATCAATATTAATATTGCCTGTGCCAGTAATATTATTGCTGTTAAGATCTAAATCACCACCTAGTTGTGGAGTAAGGTCGTTAACTAAGTTGTTTTCTATTGGACCAACTAATATGCCGCCAACAGCAGCACCGTCACCAACATAAAGTTTTTTAGTGTCTGTTGCATATATTAACTCGCCTTGTAATGGGGTTAAAAGCTGTCTTTCAGCATTCGTGCCTCGTCTTAATCTTAAAGCCATCTATAGTACTCCTGGTATCGTTCTTATAATGTATTTATGCCAAACACAAAAAGTTACTTTCGTTTCTTCATAAATGTGCGTGTACGATCTTGTATATCTTTTTTTAATCGCACTGTGTCAAGCCTAAAATCTACGTTATCAATAACGTTATCATATTGTCGAAACAACTCTTCTAATGTAGATTCTACATTTTCTTCTGCTGTTTGGCGCTTAGATTTTGCAATATCTATCTCCCAAATTCTACCGTCGTTAAAAGATACAAGTACTGAATGAAGATATTCTATCGGAACAACTTCAATATCTATATCTTTAAAGACTTCGGGCCAGTGATCGATTACTTTTTCAGGCAGACGAGATTCGGAAGGCACTTTTTTAGGCACTCTACTTAGTAGTCTTTTTGGCTGTTGCTTTTTTTGGCACTAGCTCTTCTGCTTGTCTACGTAGTGCAGCAGCTTCTTTACTAAGCCTGTCAGCTTGTGATCTATACTGAGCTGCAATTTGATCGTCTGACAATACACTATCTTGCGCCGCTTGAAGTGTTTCAACTTCTGCTTCCGACTTTGCCTTAGGAATTTCACTAACTGATGCAACTGACGTCACAGGTGCGCTCTTATCTTTAACAGCAAGATCATCAACACTAACACCTTTTTGTTGCGCAATTATTAGATTAAGCTCATTTAACATAATTTTTGTTTTATGATCTGGTGTCATTTCAACATCTTTAGTTAATACTTTAACCATTTTACCTGTTTTGTGCAAACGTGCAAGCATGTTACTGCCATCGGATAGTCTTGATCTTGCCATAACATCAGCAAGTTCGTCAGCCGTTTGACCACTATTAGATTCTACTAATTTAATTAGTGAGTCATGATCTGCAGCTTCTAAGTTTTCTGTTGTTACTACAATAGCACTGTCGCTGTCGCCAGGCACAGTTCTATATGCAACTATTATTTTTCGTTGATTGTTAGCCATTCGGCCCACGTGTTTAAGAAACATAATTATTCTCCTGTTGTTTCCGCAGCTTTTTCGACTTCAGGCTGTGCCTGTTGTTGTGCTTGAACTGCATTAAGAAATGATTCTAATTTATTGTAGACTTGTCCAATTGTTACCATTTCGTTTGGTTTAAAAGCACCGCGTTGACTTGCAACATCGATGATACTCTTTAATGCACCAAGGTCGTTAATAGTTAACTCTTGTACCGGTGCTTCTTGATTAGCATTTTCTTCGCTCATTTTATACTCCTATAATTTTGTATGGTGTGCGTTATTATATTTACTAGTATTTCAAATGTGGACACGCCAAAGTGAAATACGAAAGTTCTTTAGGATCTTCAAAACCTACTTTAATACAAGTATTAATTTGACTACTATTGTTTTGAGATGTAATAGATAATGCTTTACCTACATAGTATCGTCCTTTTAAATGTTCGACAATCCATTTTGATAAAGCATCTTCTATATTATATGTCATAGGTATAACAATAAACTCAAAGTGCTCCGACGGCACTTTGAGTTTTCTTAGGCTAAAGAAATTTAAAGCATTTGGTTCCTTTAGCTTCAAGCCGCTACCTCATAATGTGCTGTTTGACCAAACGGTGCTTGTAAATTCTTATCATGATTTGAGTGGATAACAAACACTGTGTCACAGTAGTCTGCATCACCCCAACTATCCCATGCATAACCATCTGTAAACATAATGAGCTTCTTAGGCTGTATATCGTGTTCTTTCATGTATGTCCAGTTAGCCATAAAGTCAGTGCCACCGCCGCCTTTAATTTCGTATTCAGTAATTTCACGTCCGTCTTCTGCTGTAAAGTCGTCTTCACCGTATACTTCTGTATCAAAGCACCAAATTTTAATATTGTAGTCTTTGTATTCATCCATAATGCCTTTAACTTCTCCTAAGAAGTCTTCAGCTTGTGCATTACCAATTGAACCACTCATGTCAATAGCAATACAAATATCAATTGTTTGGTCAAAGTTCATACCTGGAAGTATAGCACCAGTCTGCCAGCCCTTGCGTGACGGGCGGCTAAATGAATAGTCATTTTTAATAGTTGATTGGATCTGTTGCTGTAATAGTTCGCGCCAGTTCATTTTAGGCTCAGTCAACTGCTTAATTATACGTTGTACACCTGCAGGAGTATTACCTGCACCTGCACTTTGTGCGGCGTTAATAGTAGCTTCTTTTATTTCGTCTTTGATCTTTTTAATTTCATCATTGGAAAATTTAGGTTTAGACTTACTAACACCTTGTCCGTTTGAGTCTTTTTCTTCGCCTGCATCACCGTCACCATCGTCACCATCCATATCAAGATGTTCGTCTAGCATTTCACCAAGTTGTTTTAAATACTCTTCGCCGTTCTTTTTTGCTTCTTCAAACAAATCATCATATACAGCTTCAGACGTCCATTCTTCATACTTAAAGTCTTGGTAACATTGTACAATACTTGGTATAGTACCAATACGGTCACGTACTAGTGTATTGTTTACAATATAGTCTGCAGCAATATTGTAAAGCATAGGATTACGATCGCCTCTACGTCCAATATGATCAAACACCATATGCAAAATTTCGTGTGCAATAACAAATTCAATTTCTTTATTGTTCATTGCATTAAAGAATTGTGTGTTGTAGTACAAGTTACGACCGTCTACAGCTGCAGTACCAAGCCAGTCATCTGCGGCTAAGATTTTTAAACGTGTAGCCATATTACCAAAGAACGGGTGACGTAGTAGCAAACCTACTCGAGCTATAATAATACGATCGTATACTTCAATTCGCATATCGTCTAATTGTTTAGCTGTAATAGTTGGATCTGGTTCCCAATTTTTTAGTTTACTTGCAGTTTTTGCTGTAGACATTTGAATTGCTACATACTGTGGTAAAAAATCTAACATATTAAGCCTCTCATTGTTTTAACTTGTACATATATTATAGCATCTATAATACATTTGTCAAGAGAAAAGTGAGCTCCGAAGAGCTCACTTTTTGGTATATTATGCTTGCTGAGCAGCATTAATATACTTGCCATAACGTTCGTGGAATTCATCAAAGCATTCCACTTCGTCTGGATCAATGGGTAATTGATACTGTGTTAGTGCGAGCTTAATGCCCATAACAACTAATTCAACATCAAAGTTATCCATTGAAAAGCGCAGGAAGTTGTTAACTTTGTCATCAAACTTCTTATCGTTTGCGTCTGATGCTTCTTTTAACTCGTAGCAAAGAGACACAGTCAAGGAATACATAGCACTGATTTCTTTTGTCTTCATCTCCTTTACTTTTCCTGCTAAGATTTCAGTTGGATTAGGCATACTCGCCGCTACCTTGCGATGAGCCATAAACTTGACAGCCAATCCTTCACCAACTGCACCACTAACTAAATCAGTAGTAGTGTTTTCATCCAATTCGTCTTCTAGTAATTCACTTACAAACGACCATGAACGAGGTGTTGCAAATGAACGACTTGGCGACTTTGGATCAAAATCGTATAAATCTTTCTTACTAAAAGTAAGGAAACCAACAACATCTTTATGTATGTTGTTGTTTACACTCCACTGGAACCAGTCGTCAAAGTTAACAGCAAGTTCTAAGTGGATAAATCTGTTTGCTAACGGAGCAGGCATTCTATAAGTAACACCTTTGTCAGCTTCTCTATTACCAGCCGCAACAATCATTACATTGTCTGGTAGCTTGTAAGTGCCTACTCGACGATTAAGAATCAACTGGTATGCTGCCGCTTGTACGCTTGGCGCTGCCGAGTTCATTTCGTCTAGGAATAGTACAATGTGATCAAATTGAGCAGCAAACTCTTCGCTTGGTAATTCGCTGGGCGCACCCCAAACCATTGTACCTGAGTTGCTGTCGAAGTATGGAATACCTTTAATATCTGTAGGTTCCCAAAGCGACAAGCGAATGTCAATTAAATGTGAATTTGAAAATGTACCAGTAATCTGTGATACAATATCACTTTTACCAATACCCGGAGGTCCCCATAAAAAGATAGGACGTTTCTTTTTTAGCGCATGTTTGATGCTTGCTTTTGCGCCATTTGGTGTTACTGTGCGAGTTGATGTGTCCAACATAGTGTATTCCTCTTTTGTTATCAGTGCTAATTTCTAACTTATATATATATTATACACTAATTACAGCAAATGTCAACCATTTTTTTAATTATTCTTGTCTTTTCATTGCTTTTGCTAAACCATACTTGCGTATATCACCTGAGAAAAGATGTAACTCCATTGCTTTCTTTTCTTCTGTTACAGTTACGCTCCGTTGTCCCATATAGTAAGGACAAGTAATAAACTTATCTAAAAAGATAATAGTTTGTGTGGTTAGATGAAAATCTTTTGGATAAGGTACATCGTATGTAGATAATTGTAAATCTTCCACAACAACACGAAGTCCTTCGTCAGTTAATCTTAATCCACCAGTATCTTTTGATCTAGTATTTTGCCACCATTGAGGCATGTATTCTTTAAGAGTAGCTTCTGTAACAGCTATATTTAAAGTTTTTAAGAATATCTTTGTGTAAGTATCTTTCCAGTTCATTGATCTTCGAACACTAATTCGCCTTGAGTTAGCTTCATAACAGTAAACTGGTCACAATTAAACATGTCATTTAGTTTTAATGCAAGGTTGTGGGCATGTCCAGGATTAGAAAAACTAGTTTTCTTATATTTTGGCCCAGGGTAATTAGTTAACATATTAGAGCTTTTTAAATTGAAAGGTTCATTCTGATAAAATACAGCCCAAATTGCATCAGCATGGAGTACTTGCTCACTCTTATAGGTCTTCTTATCAATGTTTTCTAATAACACGGTTGGTTTTGGTCTGCTCATACGTAATTCCTTTAATTAACTACGTATATATTTATCTCTTTTTAGTTATATATGTACTTAACTAATAGCAACACCAACCAGTAATAATGTATTTTGTTTCTGTAGGAGCAGAAACTCCATGATGATAGTGTGTCCATCCAGCCGGCCAAATAACAGTAAGCCCGGCATTACTAGGTGTAACAACATCTTGTTGAGTAAACATAGTACCTCCACCATTTTTGATAGTAGTAAGATAAGTCATGTAAGATAGATGTCGTTGTGCATTTTCAGGATACCCGTCATTTTCACAATGTGCTACACTATACGAATCGTTAGGTTTGTATACTTGAAGCCTTGGTCTAGTAAATCCCCAAGGTTTAATATGTTGTAATGAATTAGGATATTTGTGTGTATAATGCTGTATAGTATTAATAAGTTGTTCACAATATTCTTCACACAAGTCGTTGTCAAACTCACCAAGGTCTGACCAAGAATATTGTCTAGGCTCATCATAAAGAAGACTAGTTGAATCATGGTCGCATTTGTCAACTATACGCTGACAAAGGTTAGTACTAGTGTACCAACCTCCTATAAAATTGTTAGTTAAAAGCTCATATTCTACCAACTTTGCCCGCCATCTAGCTGTACTTGTACAACATTATCTTCTTCTGCTTTCTTTAACAACAGGGCCTCTAAGTCTCCGTTTAAGCGTGTCATAACTTCACCTAGTGTAAAAGCTAGTCTTTTAGCCGTTTGAATGTCTATTTTAAGTTCTCTTGTATTAGAGGCATCAGCACCTTTTACAGCGTTAATAAACTGTTGTATTGGTAGTGTGTTTAATTGATTATCTTCCATAGTGTTTCCTTTATTGTATAAAAAACATTTGATTTAGTCTGTGTAAGTCATCTACATATTTGCCTGGCTTCATATAAGGATGATGATATAAACGTGAACTGTATAAAATAAATCTATTGTATTTCATTTCTGCTAGATACTCTAATTTCCAGTCACCGACGCTATCTGTTACAAACTCGTTGTGTGGTTCAGTATCAGTCTTTGACTTACGTAGCTCACTTCCATTTCCTGTAAACTTGTTGTTAAAAGAATAAAAGCCAGTACCACCTTCACACTCTTCCGGAGTGTTTAAAAATACAGTACCTGCAAATGCATTTGGATCAATATGATCAACATGTGGTACTCTTGCTTTGACCCATTGGTCCTGCATAACATTAACTATAAATGTTGCGTTTGCTAACTTTTGATTAAGATGTTGTTCGGGCATCTTACTCCAAGTGCTAGGCCATACTTCTTTAATTAAATGATCAAACACTGGACCAAAGTGTGCTAGTGAGAATATTGAATCTATTCTACCACCTGGAAAGTTATTCACTAATGATGCCGAATTAAAACATGGTGGTATATCTAATGCTAGTTGTCTAACAGCATCAGGGTTAGCATATAAGTCGTCTATTATTACTATAGGCCATTCACCAACTGAGCCTAATCTAGTTACAGACATTTTTAGATCAGGATTAAGTTTAAATGTTTCTAACTCATCTATGATCTTTTTATGCATTTAGTACCTCTGGAATAAATTTAGTTGCTATAAGTTTGTGTGCTTCTACATTGTAATGCACTTCGTCTTGTAGCATAGTAGCTATATCTATATTTAAGTTATCTTTAATCCATGTTTCTGCTGATGTGGTAAACAACTTTGTTTGCGTTAATGGCACAAACGATTCTAATATATTAGGTAATTCTACATGGTCATTTATACGCCATATGTATACTGGAATGTCTAACGTTTTACACATACTATCAATAAGTGCAATATCCTTACAATATTGTTCGTATACTAAATGAGTTAATACTTGATGATGTACTACAGTATTATAATACTCTTGGGTATCTCCGGGCCAAACCTTTGGTATCCAGTGTTGTGGCCACTTTTGATTTCCACTAGCTAAGTTTGTGCCATTAAACTTAATTTTGTCATTCCATTCGACTATGCTATAATCTACCGTAGAAAAATCAGTATGTAGTACAAAGTCTTCCTGTTCTTCGTGTGTCGCTAAAAAATAGTCATTAGATAGTTGGGTAAATCCAAGTTCGTTTGAATGACCCATTTTCCATCGATCCCAGTGTGTTGTTTGTATTACTACTTTGTCAATATCTATATATTTTTTAAACATACTAGATATCCATCGAGGATATACTGAGTTAGGAGCACCAGGATCAGCATAAACTACACAAGGTGCAATCTCTTGTGAATAGATTCTTCCGTAACAGTTGTCTGAACCAAAAATAGGTTCGTCTATTTTATGTGCCCAGTAGCCAGCCGAATGGCTGTCGCCAACAAATAAAGTTCTACCTGGCATTTGCGCGACTCAGCTGCTGACGCATTTCTAAATCGGTTTTGAACGGACCTTCAGTTTCATAACGTTCAACGGTAATAAGTTTAGGGCAAAAACTCTTTACCCAACCTTTGTCGAACCTAATAATAAAATAACCTGCACAATACAAGCTCTTAGACTTCTTACTCTTTGTAAATAATGCAAGACGTTGCTTAACATTAAACATTGGATTATACGGAGCACAACTAGTACTAAATCCGTAAATTTCAAATTCTTTAGGCTTGCTGTCGACTGTCTCTATTGGAGACCAAGTAATGTCGGCATTTAAATTTTTAGTTAGTGCTTTGATATTTTTATAAAACCTAGTACCTGTATTATTTGAAGAATACATTAACTGACTGTCATCGCCGATACTTAGTGTAGCAACCTTTTCGCCCTCGCTTTCAACAATCCAAAACTTGTTCTTTAATATTTCTTTTGCACTTAATTTCTCTGTCATATTATGCTCCTTGATATTTTGCTTGCAAAGGTGGCGCAAAGTATTGTGCCTGGTCAGCAACTCGTTGCATGTCCCACTTAGCACAAAACTTCATAAGGCGCATGCCTACCTGATTAATATCTTTAGGCTCGACCTCTGCAATAGTTGTATTAATTATCTCTCTAATGTCTGCAGGTTGTGCTGTTAAGTCACACAACACAACATTGCGATTATAGTCATCTAGCACACGATGCTCTGTGCCATTATGATCAGTCCAACGTTGTAGCATCATGTTATTCCAATTGTAACCTTTAGTATTCTTATCTTCGTATGCTTCAATAAGACCTACTTTATTCTTAGTGCCTTTCTTGCGTACACCAGGATAAGCACTAAACACGTTATCACTTGTGTCGCCTCTCATGCACTTTTCAAACAACATAAAGTCAGGCTGCGGTGCAGGCTTTGCTTCTTTAGTCTTCTTGTCAATTACAGGCTCACGCTTCTTATCATCAAAGTAACCTTCGTGTGTAATAATAGTATTACTTACACCGTTGTATTGTGTTACATTGGGCGCAATTAGCTGTGCAAAGTCACCGTCTGTACTAATAATAGTATGATTGTCATTAGGGTGTGATTGTACCCAACCTGCAATAAGATCATCAGCTTCGAGTTGCCTGTGTTGAATAACAGTACAGTTAGTCTTCTCTGTCATAAAGTTCTTAAACTCGTCAAAGATCTCCCAAAACGCTGTGTCTTCTTCACTCTCTTGTACAGTCAACTTGTCACGAGCAACTTGTCTATTACGCTTGTAAGGCTCGTAATAGTCTTTGCGCCAGCTACGACCTTCTAAGCAGATCACAACATGAGTACCATCAAAGTCTTGCCAAGCCTTCTTAATGCTGTTAAGTGTGATATGTAGTGCCATGCCTACCTTAGTGTCAAGGTCACCACGAACTACGTGTCTAGCACGAAAGAACGTGTTAGCTGTATCTACTAGTATATAATTTGCCATACTACATGCACCCCGATAAACATAATGAGAATATGCTGCCATTCTGTACGAATGCAACTAGTAATGTAATGCCTAATATTTCTAACATAGTTTTGCCTTTATGTAATTTATATTACTATTATAGCACCAGATCTGGCTGTTGTCAAGTATTAAGATACTTCACTCTTGCCCTTAGCAATAGGTACAACATTAATGTATCCTGCACCTCTTGATGTGTCCATACCTTCTTCGTCTAGCATATTATATACAATATCTCTAAACCAACGGTCTACAATTTCTTCTTCAGGATCGGCTTCTTCTCCGTATCCATTTCGAATTAGATCTTTGATAAAGTACTTGTTCCAATCGAGTTCAAAGAATCCATTTCGAATGTTATCTTTGTTTACTTGCATATCAAGTACATTAACCCAAGGTTGCTTCTTCTTAGTAGCATAAGCCTTCGGGTCTTTTTTCTGCAAGACTTCTAAAGAATCTTGTTCGACACGTGCCTTTTCTTTAGCAATGCGTGCCTCCTCTTTATCAAGTCCTGTTAATTTTTTTAAAAAGTTTTTCATATTAGTCCTTTTTCTCTTAACTTTTCATCAAGAGGTTTGTTAATAGATGCCTTCATAGCTCGTTCGTGTTGATCGTTTGCATAGTCTCTAGGTGCCCCAGGCATTTCCGAATAGTGAGATGTGTAGCCTTGGGGTAAAGCGCCATCCTTTTTCCATGCAAACTTCTGCAACTTCTTTAACGTTAAGGACATACTCTTCCGAGCGTCCCCCAAGCGGCATACAATATACTGGACACTCAACGCCGACATCACGATATGCTTGCACAGCTCTACCAGCTTCTTCAATATCTGAACGATCAGCAACAA